TGAATAGCCGTTTAAGCCGAGATTCCAGCTTTCTCTCGAAGCCTCGCTTGATACGGTCGATCTGAGCCGCCTCCTTGCGAACCTCTATTCGCCGTCTCTCGGCTTTCTGGAGCATTATTCCGCCTCAAGTTGGTCCAGCTTGCGCTCTGCCCATTCTTTCCCGGCGTCACCGCCCCAAAGGTCCCACGCGATACGACCAGCGCTCGGGAAACCGTCTTCGCCACTGTTGAAACCCTGAGCCTGCTTGTCGACCTCATGGCGGGCGAAATAGGAATACATCCGACCAACCGTCTCGGCGGACAGCTTTTCCTTGTTCTTTAGCTGGACGGCTCGGGCTACACCGACAGACGTTCCGCCTCGGTTGTACTCTTTACGCCACTCTAGCGCCCGTGTCGCGTTACGAGCCATTTCGTCGGTAGGCGTTAAATCGACCGTCTCGATTTTCTCTTCGTTGAATCCCGCCATGATCGACTCGTACATGTCGTCTTGATCGACAGACTTGCTTGTATCGGTATCGACGGGTGACTGCTTGGCTGACCCCAGCGGGAAGAGATTAGCGCCGATATATATATCGTCACCGCCCTCGACATCACTTAAACCAAGACGCTCACGAGCCTCATTTCGGGTGATGATGCCCTCCCTAACGCCTGAGATAACATTCTCGTAAACGCGGCGGCGGCGTTCTGCGATAGCGGGAATCTCATCCACATCGTAGATAAACTCTAGCCCCTCGCCAAACTCCGGCAATAGCCACTCATTAAGGTCAGATTCGACACGTCGCGCTAGCGGAATGATGGTCTCTTCGTACAAAGCCAATCGAGCTTCAGCGACGTTAGCGTATGTCTGATTGTCCGGCACACCAACGAGCTGTGACGGGACCCCGAAGCACAAAGCAATATCACGAGCCGACATGTTTTTCGCGTTAAGAAAATCCATATCCTTCGGAGATAGACCCATTTCCTTCCAGTCAAAATCACCCTCTAGGAGCATTGTTCGACCGGAATTAGACGCACCGGCAAAACGGCTATCTAAGTCAGCGATGATTTGACGGCGTTGTTCGCCAGTCAATTGGACACTAATCCCAGACTTAGCGTCTCGTGGATTGAAGACTACAGCCCCGGTTGGACGCGCCCCATTGTTCATAAGGTTTACATTGTGGCGGGCGATCAAATTGTGTAAGTCGATGTCCGCCGATGCCGCATAGATTGGGGATAACCCGTAGTAGTCGTTAAGTGGACTCCACAGCTTGAAGTGCTTAACGTCGCTCATACCGTTGATGGCGTCGGCGTCATATCGCTGTACAACTTGCCCGTTTATGACGTATTCATACGCCTTTGGCATGTAATTGTTTGACGGCACAATTCGCATACGGTCCGGTCTGAACAGGTGTAACTCACTTACACCCGTTGCACCTGACTTAATCTTGAGGGCGTAAGAGTTTCCGCTGATCAAGAGGTAGCTATAGAGGGACTGGAAATACTCGACCGACGCCTGAAGTGGGTTTGGTCGATATAAGAGGCTTAATAGCGGGTGAGACTCTAGTTGTTCACCCCTTAGCTTTAGTTTGAACGGGATAGCCGCCGCACCTTGTGAAATCTCGTTCACGCATCGATAAACGATGGCGTTTTGCGAGTACCCCTCTTCCGCAAAATCAAGATATGAGTTTTTACGGGTGTGGTCGGTTCCGACTTTTTGATAAGAGACCGAGGCATTGCTACCACTAAATGACGGTAACTGCTTTGACTCTAAACTACCGCCCAAAGCGCGGATGATTGATTCTTTGATGCCCATTAGGAAATTCTCCAGTAAACCGTCCCGCTGGACTCACTTAGTTCGGTAATTGCCCAGACAAGGGCGTCCAGTCGATCAGGCGACTTCGCAGAGGTTTTTCCGTCGTATGTAGTCATCTGGTCTTCCAGTAAGGGGAAGTTACCCACATGGTGAATCTTGCCCTGTTCATACAAAGCGGAGACAGGCTCCGCCCTTAACATCTTTCCTTTCGTGGCTCTAACAGACTTGATCGGCACGTTGGGATCAATATCTCTAACCACCTTGCTAACTAAATCGCCGCCTTGGTTAACCTCGCAGACAACCCGATCGGCTCGATGCTCGTAATAACAGTCTAGGACCGTTCTCGCCCATTTATCGGCACTCATCACCCCGCTTCGGTCGTCGATGACGTAATAATGCCCATTTGCGTCACGCTGTGCCACGATGATACCAGTTTCATCAGAATTTTCGTTTGAAGTTACCGCCGGGTCAACAGCTACGACAGTTTCGACCATTTCAGGCAACAACGATCGGTCTTTGATTTTTTGGCTCTCGAACATGCTGTAGCTCCAAAGAGCCCCCTCTATGTCCGTTAAAACCTCCGCGTAAAGCTCTTGACGCCCCATCCGAGTGCCGTCGTACAGCTCCCTCAAGCTCTTTAGAGCCGATTCTGCGAGGTGGTCTTCGTTCTCAAAGGTGGAACCGCTTGTCATAACGACGTCACCGCCAGCTCTGTCAACGAGATTTTTTATTAGCTTGGTAGGTCTTGGAGTGGTCGTTATAACGGCTTTGGGGTTCTTGCCTAGGCGTAACCCAAATAGAAGCTGATCCCACGCCTCCTCGTAACGCCACGCCGCCAGCTCGTCGCACCAAGCCCTGTGATATTGCGGACCCCGCATGCGGTCGGGGACATCAGCCGAAAAACCCATAATCTTAGAGCCGTTCCATAACTTTATTTCGCTTGTCTGCGCGTTGTAGCCGCTACCCTTACTCGGAGCCAAACACTCTTCGGGGATACAGGACAAAATCCCAGAGGGACCCTCAATGCACGTTCGCCGCAAGTCGCCCAAAGTAGGGGCAACGACGGCACATATTGATCCGGGGTTACGCATTGCATAGGAGACAATATCCTCAGCCCCGGTTCGTGTTTTACCCCAGCCCCGACCTGCCAATATCAACCAATACAACCAGTCACCAGAGGGGGCTAATTGCTTATCTCTGGCGGTCTTTACCCAGTTAGTGAAGCTCCGCAGAGCCGCCGCTTCTGGCTCTTGCCAATTGCTCGACAATTGAGAAAGCCTCGTCAAGGGCTTCGCTTGCTTTAATGCTTCCGTTGACATGTGTGTTTTCTGTTGATTCGCCTAGGGCAAGACGCCCCGTCTTATGACATATAGATAGCGCGTTCGCCAGTTGCGTAAGCGCCGATGCGCTAAACGAGTAATCACCGTCCGGGTCTTTTTTACGCTTGATAGCCGCCGTCTGCAAGACGTTGCCAATCTCAGCCTGTAGCGTCTTGGCTAGCTTAAGCGATTTAGAGTCGAATTCGACCGAGTTGCTTAAAAGCTCTTTCCGCCGCTCTTGGTCTCGCTCCTGATCAAAACGAGACTCAAACACCGATCTAGCCTCTTCCCAGTTGCCCTCCTTAGACCGTCGATGCACAGTGGCTAGTCCCACATCGAACCGCTCCGCCAGCTCCACCAATGTCGGGTATTTCCTGCCGTTAGGGGTGTCCTCACCCTGCACGTAAAGGTCGCGCATTTCGTCCGTCTCTGACGCACTAAGCCTTTTTAACGTTCTGGTCATCGGTTATTCAGCCCCTTTGTTTCCAAATTTTAACGCGCAAGATAAAAAACTCAATTTTTTTACGTTTTTTTTCAGAGAATGACCACCGGCTAATAGAGCCAGTTTGCCATTGTAAACACAAACAGAGGGGAAGACTTTTTATCGGGGTGGGTGGTCGCAAGTGGAAAGCAAAAGGTGGTCTAAAAACAAAAAAAGCCGGGTGCGAACACCCAGCCTCTTCTGCGCGGCGACCAAACCGCTAACCGGGTAGACCAATACCCATGTACCACGAACCTCCCAGAAGGGACGCTCAATTCCAGTATAACTCAGGCACTTGTTACGATCAAGAATCAGTAAGAGGGAGGCTGATAATAGCTAGCGATGCCTTTCCTTTGTGTTGGTTCAGGCAAGCTCTCGACGTATGACTGCTTGGTCACATCGTATCGGAAATGAGCCTCTCCGATTTGACCGTATAGACCCTGTTCCCTGATTTTGCGCGTGATCACTCTGGTCGTGTTGTTCTCGAAGTCTCGATGAACTACCAGCCCCACGTCTGCCATGTTGTTCCAGTGAGCCGCGCCGCTGATGTCGTATAGGGTTGGCGGCGGGATCACACCGTCTGGGGTCCGTTGCATCTTCGCGGGGTGGGCAACCATCCAGATCACCACGTCATGCTTGCGACAGAACTGCTTGCACTTCGAGATTAAATCCCGAATGTGCTCGTCTTCTCGCTTGCCGTTTTCTCGGTTCGCGTTGATCTCGTTGTAGGGGTCAACGACAATCCCCTGCACCCCAAACCTTAAGCAAGCGATCCGCGCCTTTTCCAGTAGCCAATCAATCGTTGGGATGTCGTCTTGCGACTCGATAAAGTAGTAGTGGTCGTTTAGGAAGTCTAGGCACTGCGTCAGAATCTCCTTATTCATCCGAGCGCTAGGTCCATGATCAAACGGCATGCTCACGACCTTTTCTGACAGTCTGCGCAAGTGCTGGGGCGTCGAGTGCTCTGGAGAGAAGACCGCGAACTTCCAGTTATGGATTTTTGCCAGTTGTACCGTAAGTTGATCAAGAAAATTGGATTTCCCGTGGTTCGGAACACCAGTCACGACGTGGAACGTGGCGGGCATGACTTTGTAGATTTCGTCGAGCGACGACCAGCCGGTGTCTAGGGGCTTCTCTACGTGCCCCTCATAGATGTTAAAAACCTCTGCCCGATAGTCGTTGACTTGGTGCAAGCCCTCGATCGGATAAGCCTCCGCGCTTTCAATGATCTTGACCAGCGCCTCGGCACCGTGGGCGAGTAAATATTCGTTAGCGTCCTTAGCGCTGGAGTCGCCCCAGCTTACGCGCCAGCATCGATCTTTCCCGAATCTATGGGTCAATTCGAGCGCCAATGCCCGACCAGCATCATCGGCATCGGTCGCGACGACCACCTTCTCCGCCTCCTGAATCCATTCGCAGTTATTCAGAGCCTCGAACCGCTTGTCGTGGGTGTCAAACTTCGCCTGCTTCGGAGCGCCATCAGGGAGCGTAACGGCGTTTTTGATGCCCGCCTCCCACATTGCTATAACGTCCATTTCGCCTTCAACGAAGACCAGCTCTTTGCGCCCAGTCTGCTCCCAATGATCCTTAACTGCGTCGATGTTAAATAGGGTTCGTTCCGCGCCGTTCTCCTGTCGGAACCGCTTGTCTTGCGTTCGGTACTTAACGTTGACCAACTCGCCGTCGACCCTGTAGGGAAAGGCAATAGAGGCTTCCGCTCCAGCCCCAAAGGATTTTTGTGCTTTGTAAACACCAAAAGCCTCAACCGTTGACTGACTGATGCCGCGCTTTTCAAACCATCGCATAACACCATCGCTCACGGGCTTTAATTCAGGCTCTGGCGGTCTTTTTGGCTCCTGCCTATACGTAGGCATATCCCTTGGTCTAAAAGCGCCTTGTTGGGCGGTTCTCGTGCCTCCGCTGAACCCACAGTTATGGCACATCCAAACTGCGGAGCTATCCGGTTGAATCGTGACCGACAGGGGCTTGTCTAGTTTGTTTTTAGACTTTCTGGTCTCTCGGCACTGTGGACAGTAGGTTTTATGGTCTCCCACTGTGGATCGATAAAGGTGGATACCTTGGTTCTCTAGTTCTTGCATGTCATCCCGCCAATTGGTTAAGGTTCGTGGTTCTCTGTGGTCTGGACTCTTCTCCAACGGTCTCGAATCTCGCCTGATTTAGCCATGTGGTCGCATGGGGCGTAAATTTGGGGTCCTTCCCCTTGCGGATTTGAGCATAGTCGGTCGTAGCTTGGAGTAGCCACGCCGGATCATAACGGCTACATGCTTTTTGCCAAGCCTCTAGCGCCTTTGATTTTGACCCGTCTCGTCTTGGATATACGCCCCACCAAAGCTCAAATTCAGGCGGATAACCTGCTCGATTTTTAGGCAATCGAACATTATTTGTATTTGACTGTATATCTCTGACTGTATTGGGGTACATATTTGTCACCCCCACCCCCTCATTTTTGTCACCCCTAGGGGGTACATTTTTGTCACCCCTATCTACCCTATGCAGTCCTCGACCGTCCGGTGGCTGTGTCTCACCCAAAGCGGA